CTTTCATACATCAACTTGTTAAATTGCACGCCGTAATCCATATGGCGCACACGATTGTCTTCTGTGCCTTTGTTGTTCTTTAATACAATTAGATCCTCAATCTCGTAGTGCCAGATTGGGTAGTACAATGTAGCGGCGCCATTACGTACACCCCCTTGGCTACAACTCCGCGTCGCGCTTTGGAACAACTTGTAAAAAGGTATAACCCCGGTGTGGTAAGCATCTCCGTTGCGTATTGGGCTCCCAAGTGCTCGTATTCTACCTGCTCCGATTCCAATTCCGGCTTTTTGGGAGACGTACTTGACAATACTGCTAGTAGTAGCATTGATACTGTCAAGACTATCGTCTGTTTCAATAAGCACACAGCTAGAGAACTGTTTCTGCGGTGTACGAACACCGGCCATGACAGGAGTAGGCAAACTAATATCATGTAAACTGATAGCGTCATAGTAATCTTTCACCCATTGTAATCTTGTTTCTTTGGGATAGTTTTGAAAAAGTGTAGCTGCTATCAGTATGTATGCCACCTGCGGAGTTTCGAATATTTCGTTGTTTACACGATTTTGTACTAGGTACTTGCCACGCCATTGTTCCATGGCCACGTAGGTAAAGTTTTCATCACGCTCGTGATGAATAAAGCTGTTTAATTTGTTACATTCGTCTTCGGAGTAGGCGGCGAGAAGGCCGTGATCATAAAATCCAGACTCCACATTCTTTTTTACTAGTTTTAGCAGTGGCCATGGAGAGTAATCTCCGTACACTTGTTTACGCAAATGATAATTGATTAATCTACCTGCTACGTATTGATAATTTGGTGTTTCCTCACAAATAAGATCGGCTGCACTTTTAATTAGTGTTTCTTGAATGTCTGCTGTTCGAATTCCGTTGTAAAACTGTATATGACTCTTAATTTCTACTTCACTCGCACTTACACCCGTTATTCCTTCGGTTGCCCAAAATACCACTCGATGTAATTTTTCTAAATCTAATTGTTCTTTGCTGCCATCTCTTTTAGTAACTTGAATTTGCATTGTTCACGCCTTTAGTATTGTTCTAATTTTAAATCTGTTGCTGTGTAGCAACGTTTTAATTTTAATTGTTGATTAATGTGTTCTTTATTTACAACTTCACCTTCGATCAAATTAAGAACATATTTCCCATGACACAAATAGGCTATATGATAATAATGCCTGGTGTTTGGATCAAAATATGTTCTTAATTCAGGAAAAATTTGGTCTTTATAGTCAGTTAGGTGTAAAGTATACACGATTCCTAAAGTTTTTGCAAGATCACAATAATAATTTTCTATTATTAACTGCCAGGGATCAGGCCATTCATTGGGATTGTTTGGGTCTAGATAAAAAGGCGTAAAAGGACATGATTGCCAAAATTCTTGAGTTTTTCTTACTGCAATAGGCAACGTGACTTGATTTAGCTGGTTCCTAAACGATTTCCATTCACTTAGCCTATTATTAGGCAAAAGTTTAAACATTAATTGAAAAATTTAAAATTGAATTTTAATGTAGCTGTGCCACTTGTTAAAGAAAATAAAAGACTATCGTTATTTGCTGAAAGATTTGCCTCAACTCCGGTTACAGTTTCAGTATAGTGATCTGTGTACACAATGCTAGACCCAGACTCAATCGGAGTAAAAACTGCGGTTCCAAATCTGTATGCAGAATTTTTATTGATTGTGTACGTTATTTCAAAAGGAATATTTGCTGTAACCGGAAGCGCCAATGTAGAAGTTGTCAAAGTATATTCTTGAGTTGTTGAATATAATAAGTTTCCTAGAATCAACCCTGCTTGTAATAGGTTGTTATCTGCAAAGTAATCACCAAAGGATTGAACATGATTAGATGAATTTTTAACAATAGATTTTACTCCGGTGCCGTAATAATTGCCTACACCAGTGAATCCTACAGTATTTCCAAGAAATACTGCTGCATTGGATATATTTTCAAAAGAACTATTTAAAACTCTAATTGCATAACAAGATGTACCAGTTACTAAAAAAGCATGCCCGCCAGTTCTAAATTCACAGGAATCAAATGTAATTTTTCTTGATGTATCTGTTGAAGTTATTACACTAACTAAATTGGGGTAAAATCCTGCAGATGCGACAGAAGTGAACTTGCTATTTCTGACTTTGACATTGCTTGCACTGTCAATACCAAGCAAGGTGGAGGTTACGCTTGAATTTGAATTGTAAAAATGCAATCCATCAATTTCGATATCGTGTGGATATACCGCAGAACTTGTACCTATATTAGCATCAGTTTGGAACAAGCTATCACATGTTTCGGCTATACTTTGATTGGCATTTGTTTGTTGTATTGTCACACTTCCTATACCATCACCAACAAGTTTGGCAAAAGGCGGTATCAAAATAGCACTGGTTATTAGATACGTACCACCTGGAAAATAAATTGCTCTTCTTGCTCTCGGTTCCGTTGGACTAACTGTGGATTTGTAGATTTGTTGGATAGCTCTATTAATTGCAGCAGTGTCGTTTGTGACTCCGTCGCCTACTGCACCAAAATCTCTGACGTTAACAAAATCGTCTAATTTGTCCTGTAATGTTCTAACCACAGGACTAATTGCACTTGCTCCGGTCTGAGCAATATAACCTGCAGCATTACCAAAAAAAGTATAATTAGCAAGACTAACTTCGCTGGTTATTGCAGCAATATCATGTTCGGTTAAAATACGTGTTACCCCAACAGTCGGGGCACCTTCTTCTATTGTGCCATTACCAATATAAAGTTTTCTAGTATCTAAACTCCAACCTAACTCAGCCGAGCTCAATTGTGGCAAATCTTGCTCTAATCCACGTCGATGTTGAATTCTGGAAATTTGTGTAACGGCCATGCTAAATCCTCAATTATTGTGTATTTAGCTTGAGAGATAGTACAGCTCTACTCTACGCATCCATTGATCCGTCCAGTAGGCAAAATCTTGGGGTTCTAGCACAAATTCCTGATATACTGGATCCGAGTTGTCGTCAGCAGGTTTTGCACACATAAGGATAACACCCGTTTGGATCTCTGTTCCATATGTGTCATTGTGAGCCGCCGCATATGCTGCGAGCTGTAGAAAATAATCGTCGATCCATTCTTTTTTCTTAGGCTTGTTCGTTTGCTTAAAATCCATAATAGCCGGCTGTCCCTTCCATAGCCCGACACAATCAGTAGTGCCTGCATATAGCCCAGAATAATATAAAGGTACCTCGCAACCCCAGTATTCATCGACATTCGTCAATCCTTCCAGTATAACTTGTGCGGCCATAAACCAGCTGGGCTGTGCAAATGGATTAGTAGGGAAATCGCCAATATCGCCAAGCTTAACGTAGCGTTCTAGATAAGTGTGCATTCTGGTGCCGCGATTGGCGGCTTCTGTGGTAATCTGTTGTGCCCTTTCGTGCCCTACACGATTCTTCCATTCCTGTAGTTTTTGTTGGGCTTCTAAAGGCTTGGTGCGATCAAGTATGGTTGTAACACTAGGTACTCTGCTTCCATCAGGTAGTGCATAATGGCGTTTGCCCTCTATGCTTTCTCTGGCTAGAGGAGTATAATCAAATTTTTGTACAATCATTTAGATTCGAAAACTTTCTCCGCAACCGCAACGGTCACGTTCTTTTTCATTGATAAAATCAAATCCTTCATTGAGTCCTTGACGTTTCCAGTCCATGGTCATACCATCGATGTACGGCAAATCTCGGCCGTTGACATAAATTTTAATGCCGTTACTTTCGTAGACTATCCAATCTCGTGTTATAGGAGGAGTGTCTACATACTCTAATTTATATGCAAGTCCGCTGCATCCTGTGGTCCGAACGCCTATCATGATGCCTTTACCTCGGCCTCGCTTGGACAACTGTTGCTGTACTTTTTTAGCTGCTAATTCAGTAAGATTTATCATCAATAATATTGATCCACTAATGTTACAATTTTTTCAGACAGTTGTGATTGTCTTATACACATAAATACTTCTTTTTTTAAGGAATCATTAGTTATATTACTAAGTAAAATTTTTTGAAATTCTTTAGTATCTAACCAATCTTGTATGTGTTCCGACATACTATCCCCGGGTATCATTTTTGATTCCCCACTGAAATTAATTGTATAATAAAATTTATCTAACATTGTCCAATTGTTGTATAAATTTTCTTCTATCATTTTACAGTTTTCACTGGCTAATAGCATATCGATTAATTTTTCTGTATCAAATCCTTGGTAATTGTCAAACAGCGTTCTCAAAGACATTATACACAAATACAAATGAGAAAGTACAGTCATCTTGACAAAATCTCGTTGAGTAAAACTCACACATGATGCAGGAAATTTTCCTCTATAAAAACTGTATCCTTCTTTGCGTGTGGTAAATCTTTCGCTAGTGGAATAAGTGAATTGAAATTTTTGTTGATAATTTTTGTCTAGTGCAGCCGGACTGGTAGGTAAAAGTTCATTGATAAAAATGTATGCATAAACTCTTTCTTTGGTAACTTCTTTTAGAGTTTCTCTCCAACCAAGAACAGTTTGACCCGGTAATCCTTGTATCAACTGTAATTTCATTATATATTCAGGGTAATGCAAGCGCATTTCGTGGATCATTTGTTTATGCACTTCCCAAGTTACATCTGGTCGATCAATATTATTTAAAATACTCTCATTGATATCTTGAACAGCTAAAACCATTCCGTATTTATTGACCAGCTTTCCTTGTGCCATTAAATGCATTATTTTTAAGTTATTTTCTTTGCGTAGCTTACTTAGATTTCCTTCAACTTGAAATCCGGCATTTTCTTCAATGTTTTTCTTGGCCATGTAGGCTATCATATCAATGTCTTCGGGGAATTGTCCTATATTGGCGTCTGACAGATAAATTGTTTTAATGTTTAATTCGTGAAATAAATCAATATCATCATGGAAACTGTTTTTACGCCTAGATACTTTATTACTAAGTCCGCTATTCCAATCGCAGAATGTACATGAGTACGGACAGCCTCTAGTGAGGTCAAACGGAACAGCAACATCGTATCCTTTATTTTGTAACTCTTTCACTGAGTGACTAAACACTTCTTTATTATGCAAGTAAGGACTAACAGAAGTTAACGGAACATATTCAAATTTTGAAATTACTGTTTTATTTTTTTCTTTGTCGTAAAAAGCTATATTTGATGTATTAAAGGAAATAATTTTTTTGTTACCAAGTTGGCTTACAAGTAAATCTGCAAATGCTTTTTCTCCGGGTCCGTATATAGCATAATCAATATAAGGATGTTTTTGAAAAAAATTGTCATCAACATGAACAGAAATACTAGGTCCACCACTAATTACCTTGGCACAAATTTTATCTTTGATTCTTGATAATTGCGGCATTAGTAAAAATTCATTATTCCATATATAATGACTTGTACATAGTAAATCTATTTTTTCTCTATTACATATAGAAATCAGCTCATCATCATTGATGTAAGCCTGTATAGGTGTAATCCAATTTACCTTGTTCGCTAGCTCTGGAAAGTGAACATCAAAATAGGTTTTCAAAAAAAAGGATGAAGTTCCTAAATAAAATCTTTTTGTTTTAGTAGCATCTAACAGATTGGCGTGATAAAATAATACATTAAGCATTTTTATTTTTATAATCGTTTAATGCTGCTTTTATTGCATCTTCGGCTAGTATTGAACAATGTATTTTAACCGGCGGTAATGCCAGTTCTTCGGCAATTTGTGTATTCTTAATTTGCTCAGCTTCTTCGAGAGTTTTGCCTTTGACCCACTCAGATATCAACGACGAACTCGCAATCGCTGAACCGCAGCCATAAGTTTTAAACTTCGCATCTGTTATCATTCCTTGCTCTACTTTTATTTGAAGCTGAAGTACATCGCCGCAGGCTGGAGCTCCTACTAGTCCTGTACCTACTTGAGGATCATTTTTATCCAGTTTTCCAACATTACGTGGATTTTCGTAGTGATCCACTACCTGTGCCGAATAAGACATAAGTATTTCTCCTTGAAGTAATTATAGATTAATTAAGATCTTTTTGCAAGTGCCGATTTGGCCATTGAATCTACAGTGCGTTCTGGTGCGGTTTGTGGGATTTTCTGTCCAATTTCTGCGGGCATATCTGTATCATCTTGAAATGGTTGGAGGTAAACATATTTTACGCCACTTGAATCATCCTTGATATCTTTTATTAAATTTTTTATATCCGGATTTCCTTTGTAAGCGTCTAATAGATTTTCTAGATTAAATTGAGTTTCGCCTGTTCCTTGCACTAAGTTAATTAAACTATCAACTCTTATTCTTGGTTGGATGTGAGTATCGTGTGCTCTGTTGCGTAGAAACTCCAGCGTGGTCATCAAGTTTGCATCACCACGCCCATCAGCTTCGTCTTCAAGAACTTCGTCAAGATACCGATCTACAGCTTGATTCTCAACGATTACTTCTGCAACACGCATTAACGCTTCTCTCTACCTACTGCATTAGGACCGGCAGCTGCATCTGTAGCTGCAAAGCTGTCTGTATCCATGTCACTGGTCATATCAGCTGGTGGCATCGGTCCTGGCATACCACCTGGTGCCATAGCAGGAGCACCGCTCATACCCATTGGAGCTGCAACTTGTTCGCCTGCTAATGCACGAGCTGCATCGTCGGCAGTGCCTCTGGCCGCGCTTAATTGTTGAGTCATATTGGCTAAAAGTGGCTCTACTGAACCTTTAAATGTTTCAGCTTGCTCCATACCAATTTGGTCACGGATAGTGTCTAGTAAAGCAGGCATCTGTTCGTTTTGCATTTTGCTTACTTCTTCTAGCATGTCTTGAATACTATCAACCATGTCCTTGGCAGCTAAAATAGCTTGGCTCTTGCCCATTTCGCTTTCCATGACTAATTGTTGTCTATTTTCAACCATCCAGTGATGTAGGCCTTCACGAACCATTAGCAGTTCCATATACTTAGGATTTTTTTCTGCTACATGAACTCCATGACTGTGCTTGATTTTTTCAAGATTTTCAGTTAAACCTTGAGCTAGCACATAAGCTTTAGGAAAGTTTAAGTTGTCATAATCGATCTTGACGCCAAAGCGGCTTTCCATTACTTTGTTGATTTTTTTTGCGGAAGGCTTAACGCCCATTTCATTTAATCTCATAGTGGTGTGTTCCCAAATTTTAAGTATTTAGCCAAAATTAAAGTTTTTTTCAAAATGTTTGAAACAGATCGGCGCTGCATTCGTGCATCAGCACATCTATTTAAGGCAGTTTCCACTTTGAACTTGTTTTTAGTGTGCCTAATAGTGTGCTCATAAAAATCTATATCTCTATCGAATTTTCCCAGCTGTCTGTCTAGTTCTAGTAGTTCTGCTGCTGCATTATAATTTTTCATGGCTTTTAGGCAGTATAGTATAGCATTAATTTTGGATGTAAAATTATGTATAACTTTCCCATCTTGCTGTTCAACTGCCCAACAGCTAGAGTGCCTACCTTTAATATGGTATGGACCCACTAAAAACCCGTAGCTACCAACAGGTATAACTACGGGTTCATTGACATATGTTCTAAGTTGTTTATTTGTCCATTCTTTTATGTATTTTATGCCTACTGTTGCAAATGTCGCTTGTGCCTGACTAAACTCCAATTTTTTGTTTGTAGTAGATTTTGCCATCTTCGTTTTTTCTAAATAAAACATCCTTGATTACTAAATGATTTGCAACGGTTAATTGTCTAGGTGATAAATCTTCTCTAGCTATTTTCTCTGTGCCTTCAAATTTCCCTAATACATCAGCTTCTTCGTTAGTGATTGATAATCTTATTTTATTTACAAGTTCTACTATCTTCATTTTTATTTTAGAATAAGTTGTACCATGACCATAATTAAGCCAGTAAGCATTGCTACGCCAAATGCTGTACCTACAGTAACCAACTGCCCGCTACTTTTACTTGTAGCCTCAGCTGCCGATTCTGATATTTTCGTACGTATGATTACAATATGTTCTTCCATTGTGTGCATACGTTCTTCTAATCTATCTAATTTATCTTCCAAAGCCTTATATCTTTCAGCACATAAATCCACATGCGCTTCAAGGCTTGCTCTTTCACTTGCTGCCATTTTATCATTCCAATTGGGTTAGAGGGTTCTGTACTGTTGCCTAGATTGTGTGCCATGAACGAGGTGCCTTAATGATGCCTGTGTTTAAACAGTATTTAAGTTAATTCTACCTTTTATAAAATATATGTTTTTTATTGCGCCAAAAGGATAAAATATTGGTAACATAAATCTAGCTGTTTCTTGTAAACCACATATAATAGGAACTCTACTAAATGCTTCATCTAATGCACCTACTTGATCCCCATCCTTTAGAAACACATCTTCATATTCTACACCAAAACTAAAAATCCAACAGCGTTGATTACCAAAATATATATCTGGGAAGTATGATGTTTCATCTACTTCTAAATCTCTCACATATGGGCCATCAATGTATTGCGGCTGAGCTTTAATACCTATGCATTGCAGCACAGTTTCCCAATTGCGTTGTTGATTTCTTTTGAGTTTGTTTTCGTTGATATGCCTTATTACGCCTGTTGCGGTTATATCAACTAGTGTTACGCCGGTGTAAAAATACATACAGATATTTATAGAATAAAAAAGGCAGAATTATGTCTGCCTTTGTTTTTTTTGTTTTATTAGTTATTAACTAACAACAAAACTTGTACCATCTGTGACTGTTGCACTGCCTAGGTTCACAGAACCTTTTTTAGTTCCAATTGCCTGGATTGCAGTTTGTAATACGCTTGCAGCTGGTGCATTCACACCGTCGCAGCATAGACTAATTACACCTGATGTTGCATGTGCAAAATATGCCAACACTGGTGGGAACACCTGAATAATTGCTTCAAATGCTTCGTTGGCTGCGTCATCTTCTGCACTCAAATTGACGCCTGCTGCTACAACATAAAACACTACACTTTGTCCTACTTCGGTGTGTACAATACCATTCAATACACCTGTTAAACCTGCATAATTGTAGCCTGCGCTACGATCAAGACCAATTGCCATTTTGTTTCTCCTAAAATTTTGCTTTCGCTAACAATATTTATGGCGGTCATAAAAAAAAGCAGCCTCGGCTGCTTTTTTTATTAGTATAAGATCAATTAAGCAATCTTGATACCGCTTGAGGTTGTTACTACTGCTAGTGCAGGGAACACATTACCGTATGCACCAATGTTGGCACCTGGGGTGCCGTCGTGGCTCAATGTACGGATAACAGTTTGCATGTCTGATGCACTCCAGCCACTACGCTCGGCGATAACACTGAGTTGTGCAGTTGCACCATTAGCATCAACTTGATATGCTAAAACAGTTGCGTTTGAACTAATAGTTTTTAATAGTGTGTGAACTGCTGGATCTAAACCTGCACCACTTGGTCCTTTTAGTTCATTTGCTAGGTTAGCTGTAACACCTAGTGTGGTAATCTTAAAAGCCTGAATTGGGCTGTTGATACCAGTGTTGATAATTACGGCGTTTGCATTTTTACTTGTACCGTCACCTACATTGGTTACGATTTGACTGTCGCCGCTTACTCTTGTTACTCCAATTGCCATGTTATTTCTCCTTAAACATTTGCGTCGTTAGCGCATGCAAATATTTATGCAGGTTTGGAAAAAATCACAATCTTCCTTGCACATTTGCAGTAGAAAATACACCACGATTTACCAGTTTGATAAAGCCGCTGGGTGTATTAATCACAAAACCCTCACCTTTGGGTACATCGCCCACATACTGCTCTACGCCGCCAACTTGTGGCTCTAACTGCTGTAGTATTGCTAATTTTAGGTTATAAATTGCCACATAGGCTGTGTCCATGGCTTCCATTATTGGACGATTTTCTTCTGCCGCTACAAGTTTGAATTGTGGTGCAGTAAGATTGTTTTGCAGCCAGTTGGCATCAACTGCTTGTCCTGTGTATTTTCTATTATAATAAGTTTGTAGTTTGCTTACTGTAGATTGAGTTAGACTACCTAAAAAAGAATCTCCGTTTGATGCTGCAAAATTTTGCACTGCTGCTCTAGCTGCTCGAGTCTGTTGGACAGGTTCTTTTAACCTAAATTTATTACCCATATTGCCTGTTAATATGGTAATATTTTGATTAGTGCCGCCAAGACCACCAAGTCCTTGTAGTGATGTTTTATTCTGTAATTCAGTGCCTTTACTGGTTTTTTCTACATCAGTGCCGTAAGTATGTACTGCTAAACCAAAAGGTCTTCCTTTGATTTCTCGACCAACTTGGCTATTAGATTTTACTTTATAGGTAACACCATATGGATTAGCCTGAAATACAAAATAACTTTGTTGTTCAGGAACTGGTTCGGTCCACATAACATCGCCTTGTACAAATCCTTGAAAGTTTCCAGGTACTATACTGGCCACTGCATCAAACATACTAGCTAATTTCTGTCCAACATCCATGTTTTTTCCTTGCTGGGCAAAAAAGTTTAATAATTCTGTACTAGATGTTACCTGGCCGCCAGGAATGCCTATGTATTCTTTGTAGTTCATTGTGAATATCCCATCGGCGGGTCTACGTCCAAATATGATTGCCGGACTTCCGTCCCATTTGATGCTGACGATTGAAGGATTTGAAACTGCAGATAGCATGCCCGCAATAGCGTCCGATGCTGCTTGACTACCATTGAGAATAAAATCCTCCGGGTGCGGTGTGCGTATGCCTTCGGTAATTGTGGTTATGAATTCTAATAGCATTATACAATCTTGTTTGCTGTTTCTCTAAACCAAGCTGCTGTACCTGGCATAGGCGCTGCTTCGGGCAACTGAATATCGCTCTTGGCCAGTGTTTCCCTGGCTGCTGCTACCAGCTGATTGTAATTGGGCCTTTTACTAACTGCATCTAGTATGTCATCGGCTGTGTTTAATTTCGCAACAGGAATTCCTGTCAGCTTGCTGATAGTGGCAGGATTTTTGCCGTTTTCTATTGTGGTATTTGTAGCACGATCAACCAACCCATGTTTGTAACTGTATTTCAATCCTGGATGTAGTACGCTAACAATACTTGCTAACAATATAGCTCGACTCTCTCCGGTAAACTGGCTACCTTCTCTTCCGCCACGCATGGCAAATTGTTGCCAAACTGGATCACCGCTAAACATGAAATCTGTTTGTGCAAATCCAGAATCTAGATTACCATTAACCGGAGTCTTAAAATGCACATTGTCTCCGGATTTTTCTATCCAATTTGTTTTATCTTTTGCGGTATTAGAAATTTGCTCATCAGGTATTCCTTGCTGTCTACACCACGCTGCTAATTTTGATATTAATTCTTCTTTGCTGATTTGAGTTTCGTCAACGGATAAATCCAGATCTCCCGACGATCCTGGTTCCGCTTCCGTGCCTTTTTTACGACCAGTTGTGCCTAACCATTTAATAGGCACATGTTCCTCATCTCGATCTAAAGTAAAATCCAACCCAGTGATTTGTTCTAACCAAGCAATTGTGCCAGGTATTTCGCTAGTTAATATGCGTCTTGTTAAAGGAGTTTTGTCAGCCTGTTTAAAAACATTGCCGCCTTCAATGAGTTTCATCATAATTTCGCCAGCTCAGAATTTAAAAGACTATTGATTCCCGGGGAAGCTGGTTTCTTTCCACCAACCGGAGACCATGATCCTGTGTATTCGTCTCGCTCGTAATCTCGTCCTCTATACCTCAAAATTGCATTGACACCCGAGTTTACCACTTGTACATCGGGATGCAGAGGACTTACTACAGAAGGGGATGTTGGCGTCGGTGCCGGAGGTCTATTACGAAGCTGTTGCTTTAATTCAGCTTTTTGTTTGATTTTTTGTTGATCTCGTAACCAACTCATTCTGCCTAATAGGTCCTGAATTTTTTGTCTTCTAGCAGGATCAGTTGTTCTTGCCAATAATTCCTGAGCTTTTTTTTCGTCGTAATCCGGGTACTTTCCAAACTTTTCGTAGGCTGCTTGAGCCAATTCGTTTTCACTTGGTTCCTTAGAGGATTTGGCAGTTTTTATAACCGATTGTAAATTTTGAGGCAACAACGCTTTGGCAAAACTGGACACAAAACCTTCTTGAACAATATCATTAATTTTCATTACGGAATCTCCTTACACCTCGAGCGAATTTTGCAGGATCTTGTGCTCTAATACTATTCAATAATCTACGTTCTAGCTCATCCGCTTGCTCGGAATCATAGTTCTCTTTGATGTAGTTAATTAAATTAATAGCACCTTGTATAACATGACTCGCACGACTTTCCACAAGATTTTCTCTGTCTTTATTGACAGGCATGTGTGCCAGTTCATCAAGAATGCTGCGAGTACGCTTTTGCAAAATCTACTCCGTTATTAGATATTTATTCGCTTTTTGTTTTAAGGCTTGCTAGCATACTTTTAAGTCGTGAACTGTCAACATTTGCCTGGACTTTGTTTTCAATATTGAATCCTGGTTTGGGTCGAGCTGTAGTCATGGGCGGACTGGATGTGCTAGTCGATGTTTTGATTTGATCCATGATTTGATTGCTAGTACGAAATCCTGTTCCTCCATTTTCACTTTGTGCATCCGGACCAGGATCAGTGATACGCATGGTTTCGATATTGTATTCCAAGTCCACTTTCATGCCCACACCTGTGCTGCTACGACTTTTCATACACTGAATCTGATAACGGCCGCGCTCACGCATGGCTCTGCTGGTAAAAATACCAAACACATTGTCTGCTGTGTTAATTTTACTGATACCTCCTGAGATATGACTATGGTCAAACTCCACTTCTTCTACTGCACTACGATTTAACTGACTTGCAGTTACCATCAGGATACCTAGTTCTTTGGCCAAGTTACGTAGTTCTTCACTCACATACTTGTCTTTGACAAACAGATCATTGGGACTAACCTTGGCACTGACAGGCATGAGTAAGTCCAAGTAATCAATCATAATGAAATCTACTTGACGCCCTGTTTGAATTTGATACTCTTTCAAGTACGCACGGATATCGTTAATATTGCTCTGTGCAGGCAAGCCCTTTACTTGATAAGTTCCGGATTTCTTTCCTACCATTTTTACTTTGAGTGTAGTGGTATCAATGTCCCGACGTATGTCTTTGGTACTCATATTTGCCAACATTGCATCAGTACGCAAGCTGGTCAGTTCTTCACTAAGTTCTAGTGTTATGTATACACCGTTAAGGCCTGCTTGCAACCAATTGAGTGCAATGTTCATCATGACTAAACTCTTACCCGATCCCGAACCGCCGGCAAAAATGTTTAGTTCGCCTCTGCTAAAACCGCCGTACAGCAGTTTGTCAACACTGGGCCAGCCTGTACTCACTTGCCCACCGCTATTAAAATACCGGTTGATACGAGCTGCCGGATCACTAAAGTAGTCTGTGCCCATATCCTTGGTTAAACTGATTTGTACTGCATCCTTGATTAATTTTTCCACAGGATCAAAGTCGCCTTTTTCGATCATGTCTGCGGCTTGAAGAATCGCTCGCTCTAGTTCTTGCTTGCGACTAAAACTTTCAAACTCTGCAAGAAACCATTCATAATGTCCTTCTTGCAGATCAGGAACTGATCGTAGTTCAACGCCAGTGGTAGCCTGTATCTGCTCTCTTGTGGGCAAAGTTTTATGATCATCACTGTGCTTTTTTATAAAACGGGCAACCTCACGTAAACTTCTATCAAAGTTATCTGCGTTGTAAATGTTTTGAACACGCACATATGTTTCTGCGTCTTCAAGCATCATTTCCAAAAATAACTTTTGAATGTTTACGTTATAATCTTTAGTCGTTGTGTTCATGTTTATATTTTTCGTACATTTGTTGTCTACGAACTACCACGGCATCATAATGATGCTTGGCCCATGGTTTGTAATAATCTGTATTAAGTAAAGCTTGATGCCCAGCAAGAACATCCGATAGTTTATTTACAATCACAATTGAGTAGGGTCCTTTGTTTAATAATCCCGTATAACGACTAGCGGTACGCAATGCTGTACCGTATTGTGCATAAAAATCTAGCGGAACAATTTCCAAATTAACTTTGTTTATAAATTTTTTAAATCCATACAGATACTTGTATCTTGGTGCAAATACCAGCACCCGCACATTGAATTTTTTTCCACCAATCAGATCGTTGACTTGCTCGCTGATAAACTTTTTTATGTTTCCAGATTCATGTGCCACCACATCAACAAGTCCTCTGAGTCTGGCAGATTTGGCATAGGGGCAAGGCGGAAATTTATAATCGTAAAATTTATGCTCAGTTTCTACATATTGCTCGATCCACTGCCAAATATCTTGCTCTATTTCATTTATTTTCATAAACATAAATTGTTAAACCACCGTTACGACTGTTAAACAGAGCCGATAAGGCTACCAAACGATTTTTTACTGATGGCATTATTTCTTTCAGCCGCCACGTGACAAATTTGGTTCTTATACAATTGTCGCCCAACACATTGTCCAATGGATTGCTTTTTTGATCTAAAGCCAAACGATCATTGTTGTAATTCAAATTGCAGACCTTTTTAAAAAACTGACCGGCTGGATTATACACACTAAAAATCAAGAGGCCGCCAGGTTTGGTATGCTTTTGTAATCTAGCCAATGCAGATAAAGGATTATGACTATGTGTTAAAAAGCTTTGTGCGATCACCACATCAAATTGATCACTAGGACAAAAATTATCAAAATCTTGTTTTATGTACTTCACATTCTGCAGGTGATTTACGTGAGCAAACTGCTTGGCTATATCTAGACCGCGAGAAAAATCGATGCCTGTAAATTTACTGCGATATCTGCTAGCAAACAAATTGGTAATTAAACCAGTACCGCATCCAACATCTAATACAGTTTGTCCATCTTGTAAATATTTGTCTATCACTGCAAGGTATCTGTTACGAGGTGGATACGCTATATCCATCAATTGTTTCCAAGAGTACTCGCCCGGAAACGGATATGTGTTATAAAATTCTTGAATTGGATTCATTTGTATATGTACGGTTCGTCGTCGCGCATACTTTTAAGTTCGCGTCTAAATCTGTACCAAATCAAAAATTCACGTAGAATTTTTTTAAACCATTGCATACTTTTTCTTTTTCAATTCTATTTTCAATCTAGTAGTTTCTTTGGCCTGTAAAATGCTTTTTATAACAAACAGTTTACCGTATCGTATGACAGCTTCATTTATGTCTTTGCAGGTTTCTTGCCATATAGGAAAACTCACAGTCCATCCTGCTTCAATGGCTCGATCATATCCGCGGCTTTTAAAATAGCACGTTCTAGTTCTTGTTTGCGACTGAAACCTTCAAATTCCGTTAAGAACCAATCATAATGACCTTCTCTGAGATCTGGAACTGTTCTTAGTTCTACGCCGGTGGCTGCTTGTATCTGTTCTCTAGTAGGTAGAGTTTTATAGTCATCGCTATGTTTTTTTATAAACCGTGCAGCTTCTCTAATACTGCGATCAAAGTTGTCTGCATTATAAATGTTTTGAACACGCACGTATGTTTCGGCGTCTTCTAACATCATCTCTAAGAAAAGTCTTTGTACTTCAGGAGTGTAATCTTTCATATTTTTGGGCAATTAAAAGTGCAGTATTTCAATTTTGTTTCTTCGATAGCTTGATAAAAACTTTCTAAATTTTCTAGAACAGAAGTCAATGTTGTATTACTTATATCGTAACTTTTTTTATTTTTATAAAATTCACTTGCGTAATAAAATCTATAGTCGGCTACAAAACAACACGGCATATAATATCCTTCAGCAGAAATAAAGTGTTCAAAATGTGTTGTTTTGCATTTTGGAGTTATTGATGTTTTCTTTTCTGGTAACCAATTTATCACATGTTCTGTACGATACCCAAGTAATGTATCTGGTTTAAAATTTACAGTATGCTCGTTCCATCGATCTGATGGATCAACTATAAATGAATGCACTCCTAAATCTTTAGATATTGCTTTAGCTTTGTCAATATCAAATTGATTGTATTCAAAAGGAATAAATTTCCAACTTACTTTTGTAAACTTGGTTGATACTTCTATGCCATCCTTTATAGAAGGCCAATCTGCATTGATTCTATAATTGGTAAAATTCTCTGGGGTACCATCAATGGCAAATATAATATGATCATCAAAACTCAATAATGAACACAATTCATTCCACCACTTTTTTGATTTATAACTGCCATTGGTACCAATTGCGACAATACCATTATTTTGCTTAATCCATTTTACTAGATCAAACAAATCATTGTAGTATATCGTATCTCCATAATTTCCGCAGAGATTAAAAATTTTACTTTTGATATCAATATCTAAAAAATTTTTTAAATTTGTTAAATTTAATTGCTTGTTATTCCATTGCGTTGGAAAGTTTTTTATAAATCTAGTTCTAGCACACCCAGGACATTGCAACGTGCAGATGTTGGTTGTTTCTAGATGAAACCCTTTAATCAAGTCAAGCATATAACTTTTTTTTCTTTAATTCAATCTTGAGCTTGCTGGTTTCTCTTGCTGCCAGTATACTCTTAAGCACAAACAGTTTACCGTATCTCACTACAGCATCGTTTATATCTTTGCATGACTCTTGCCACACAGGAAAACTTACAGTCCATCCTGCTTCTATGGCTCGGTCAACTAACTTTCTTCCTGCACGATCTGAGTCAGGAACAACTATGACTTCGCGCTGCAATCTATCTATTTGTTCAACTTGGATGTCTGACACTTCTGATCCACTTACGCTAACACCATCTATACTCATAGCATCAAATGGACCTTCGCACACAATTACAAATCGCCAGTCTGGTTTTTGCATGTCTAAATTAAACACAAAGTCTGCTGGATGACTGCTCCAATACTTTGGTTTTACTCCGTCCACAATAGCTCTGGCTGTGTATCCTACTATTTGATTTTTGTAATAATAAGGTATTATAATTCTACGGTGTAAGTTGTATGCTTCGTAATCTGTTAAGTAAAATTTGTATTTTTGAAAATCAATTTTTCTATGATTTACATAATGCACTGCTCGTACTACACCATCAGGCACCAGATAGTCATTGCCTTGAACGGCAAAGTAAGTGGTCCATTGATCAAAACTTACTGAACCTTCGGGCAATGGTCTGGCCTCATATTGAATTTGTTCTTCGGGTACCTGCTCAAGCTCCTCAGGAGCTACAAGTTCTTTTAGTCTAACTGCTTCAATTACCAAGCGTCTAACAGTTAAATCATCTGCTCCTAACCATGACAATAACTTGCGAAACTTAAAACTTAAATGACGGCCAGGAATAAAACTTGCTGTATATCCGCAGTTGAAACAGTGATATGATATTTGTCCTGCGTTTGTTTTAATACCACCTCTACCTCGAGTATCAGCAGTTTCTCCGTTATGTATGCAGCATACAGCATTAAAACTCGTCCAGCCATTCTGACCCGTTTTTTTGCGGGCAGGAAGTAGTTGCAAAACCTGTTGCTGGATAGAGTCTAACATACTGCTATTGTATATTAATTTTTAACAGTGGCCAATCTTAATGATTTAAATATTTGGATATACATCCAACCAATGTCAAACTCAAACCACCGACGGCTTAAACGAGGACTGGCTGGATCTAAATGGTGATTGTTGTGTAATTCTTCACCACCAATTAGAATGCCAAGTGGAACTATATTTCTACTTTGGTCTCGGGTGTCACCGTTTCTATAGCCCCACCAGTGTCCTACGCCGTTGATTACTCCCGCCGCCCAGAAAGGTATCCATAACATTTGCACCGTCCATATTATGGCACCCACCCAACCGAATAGTAAGATGTTGAACACAAGGAGAATAGTAATGCCAAGTCTAGAGTGAGCCGTGTATACATTACGCTCAATCCAATCATTAGGAGTGCCAACACCGTATGTATTAACCATGTCTTTATCTTTGCTTGCCTCATGATACAACAATGCTCCTTTAAGTAATACACGCCATATACCATAGTGTACTGGACTATGTGGGTCGCCCACTTCTTCGCAAAATCTATGATGTTTTCTATGAACCGCCACCCACTGTCGAGTGACCATTCCTGTAGTTAACCATAACCAAAATCTCATTGCGTGACTGACCATGGGATGAAATTCCACTGCTCTATGTGCCTGACTGCGATGTAGGTATAGCGTCACACAGTCTATGGTGATGTGTGTGACTAAAAAAGTGTATAGTATGATCATGTAATACTTATTAATTTACGCTTATCACACAAGTTATCCTATATACCAATAAACCCCATCGGACCATACAGGGGCAACATTTGAGCCACCGCCACTGATTGTAGCACCAAAGTTGCCCGCGGCCGTAATGTTGCCATCTGACACAAAGGCCCTGGCTCCGGACACTGCTGTGAGGCTATCAAATGCCGCAGGAGATGTAATAGTTGTTTTTGCAAAAACATTGCTGACAGCTCTTATATTTCCTGTGACCATAAGATTACCTGCCTGCACATTGCCAGTGTAAGTGGTCAAATAGGCAGCGGTATTTGCATTTGCTTGAGATACTATGTTATTGATATCATTTTGAAGGCTGGCAGCATTGGCATTGGCATATGTTTGATAGGCACTAAGATTAGCAGAAACAAAAGTAGCGGGTGGTAAAATTACGATGCTTCCAACCATACCGCCGTGTACGGAACATTGATACACGTAGGTGGAACCAACTAAATCAAAAGGAACTTTCCAATATAGTGTTCCACTGACTTTTCCTTGGGCACTAGAATCTGTGCTAACAGTTCCATCTGTTGCAACATGAGTCAGACCTGTGTCGTAATTTGAACCACCAGATGATACACGAATCATAAACGGGTGACCACTGACACTTAAAGCAAATGATATTGTTTCACCGCCGGTTACATAAATGGTTGGATTACTGCCAGAATATTGGTCAAACAGATAACCCGAGGCACCGCTGTTTGTCACACTTAAACGTGAGACAGAAGGCAAGTACATTTGACTAGCTTGAGTGTTTGCATATGACTGATAGGCACCAAGATTTGCCTGTATAGCAACTACGTTGGCATTTGCAAAAGTTTGATATGCATTGATTGTGTTAATTGATGTTGCTTGTGATGCTGCATTGGCATTACTGAAAGTCTGGAAGGCACCAAGATTTGCCTGTATAGCAACTACATTGGCATTTGCAAAAGTTTGATATAAACCAATGTTTGCATTGATCAAATTGATACTTGTGGCCTGTGTGGCTGCATTTGCTGTGAGACTATCTAATGATTGTGCTTGCGTAGCAGCATTTGCAATTAAAGTAGTTAACGAAGTAGCTTGTACTGCGGCATTGGCATTTGCAAAAGTTTGATAAGCACCTATATTGGCATTTATACTGTCAATTGCAGCACCTTGTGTGCCTGCGTTGGCCTGCAAGGCAGTTATGTTTGTTGACGCCGTTCCTAAATTTGCATCTATATTGATAATAGATGCTCCTTGTGCGGCAGCATTGGTGGTCAAACTGTCTAAAAACTGTGCCTGGACAGCGGCGTTACTCAATAAAGTTGTGATTGAGGTAGCCTGCGCTGCTGCATTGGCATTTGCAAAAGTTTGAAAAGCACCTATGTTTGCATTGATGCTGTCAATTGCGGTGCTTTGAGCAGCAGCGTTACTAACCAAAACTGTTAAACTAGATTCTTGACTGACTGCATTTGCAAGTAGAACGGTTAAGTTAGCAGCTTGCACTGCGGCGTTGCTTGTTAACTGTTGTAATTCTAAAGTTTGTGTTACGGCATTTCCCGACAATACATCTAACACACCTTGTTGTACGGCGGCGTTGCTCTGTAAACTAGCGATGGCCGTATTGGCCGCAGTTACATTGGCATTAACAGAAGTAATTAGACCAGCCTGTGTAGCAGCATTGGCAGTCAGTGCAGTAATTGCACCATTGGCAGCAGTTACATTTGCATTTACAAGATTTATACTTGTGGCTTGCACTCCAGCATTAGAAAATAAATTATTGATTTCGTTTGTTTGTGCAGCAGCATTGGCATTGGCATAAGTCTGATATGCACCCAAATTGGCTTGTATGGATACTACATTTGCATTTGCATAAGTTTGATAGGCACCTAAATTGGCCTGTATGACC